AAAACATTCTATTTTGAATTGATACAATGTATTTGATTTCTGTAGCCATAATTATAGTTCTAAAGGAAAACCGTGGAAGGTCATTAAATTATTATCATATGAATAACTTACTCTTAATATACCACCAGCTTCAAGGTCTTTATAACCTGTAAAGGTTATCCCTCCTGCTGAGTAAGAAGCGTCAAATTTATAACCACCCCCACTACCAACACCTGTTGTAACTTTTGTATATGTTTTAGTTCCATCATGAGGAGTAGCAGAAAATCTTAGTTTATCTCCACTATCTCCTGATGTGGAGCTAGCGCTAGCCATACCAGGGTATACAATGGTGCAGTTAAAATCTTCAGTATATGAGGCTGCTGAGAATCCAAATCTTATAGCATTTGATGTATTAGGTCCATATACTAATAAAGTACCACCATTTATATCATCTAATGAAGGAGTACTTGTATTAGATATAACTTTAACTGATGCCAAAGTTCCTGCAGAAACTGAATGAAAAGAATTAAGGACACTAGCACCTGAAGAACCTGATGTACCTGAACTTCCTGAAGTACCTGCATTACCTGATGAGCCCGAAGTTCCTGATGAGCCAGAGCTACCTGATGTACCATTACCTGAAGAACCTGATGTACCTGATGAACCTGAGGTGCCTCCACCACCACCTGTGGAACTTACTACATAAGGATCTATAACAGTACCAGCACCAGTAACTGTAACATTACTACCTGCTGTTGTAACACCTCCTACACCTGAAGAACCAGAAGTACCTGAAGAGCCTGATGAACCAGAAGTACCGCTACCTGAAGAACCAGAAGTACCTGAAGAGCCTGATGAACCAGAAGTTCCTGCAGCACCTGAAGAACCCGAGGTACCTGAAGAGCCTGAGCTACCAGAAGTACCGCTACCTGAAGAACCAGAAGTACCTGAAGAGCCTGATGAACCAGAAGTTCCTGCAGCACCTGAAGAGCCTGAAGTACCTGATGAGCCTGATGAACCTGAAGTTCCTGATGTCATACTTCCAAATGATCCAGTAATAAAATATTCCCCTGTAGATGTATTTCTTACTACTACATTTGAAAGAACACCAGCAGCATCTTGAGCACTTTCATGATATATAGAACCGGTAACGGTTAAACTACCATCAATATCAATATCATAACTTCCAGTACCCGTAAAAGCGTTTACTGATTGTGATACATGCCAAGCGTTTATAGTAAATCCCTGGTTGATTTCATCAACTGTGGGGGTAAATATATTTTCTAGTCTTTTGGTTCCTTTTCCCATTGTAATTATCTATCTATGTTTATAAATATAGTAGTATCAGTTGTTCTCGATATTGGGAGTGGTTGAGATAATTTTCCAACTGCAAGTAAATTTTGGTCATTATCATATAACCCAACAGTACTAACATAAGGTGAGAAGAAAGAACCTGTTACAAAATCATAGACTGTACCATCTGTGGAACCTGAAATAATAGAAGGGTTTAAACTAAAATTATACTCAAATTCATTTATAGTAGCTTTATATTGTGTTTCGTAAATATCAAACGAACTAGAGAATGAGCAAGTAACGTTAGTAGCATTAATAATATCATCAGAAGTTAAATTCCCACCCCCATATATATTTTCTCCATATGATCCGGTTCCATATCCTTCATTAAGACCAGCATTATCAGCACCGTTAGTAAATATAACTATACCATGAGTATATATAATATTTCCTAAATACCCTCCAGTATCATAAGTAATTTGACCATTACCATCATCTATAATTGTATAATCTACTCCTTGTGTAGGATCTGTAATTTTAAATTTAAATGAATTGGGTTGGATATAATTACCCCATAAACGAGAAGGTATAGAAAGAATTGCTATTTGTGAATTTGATTTTGTAGGGAAGTATCTAATAACGTCATCTGTACTTTGTAAATAATTTTCATATCTACCTACAGAATTTGGACTACCTACAAATACATCACCTTCTACATTTTCTCCGGGAAATAAACTTTGTGTTTGAATAGAAGATCCAAATGAAGAAGTAGTGAAATTTGAATAATATAATTCTTTAACTGAATTGTATAATAACTCTGGGTCTTGAAGGCCTACAAATGTATTACCTGTTGGAGTATTTGAGCCAGAAATAAAAGGAGAAGATTGAATATTTTTACCTTTGAATCTAGCTATTTGGACATCAGAATTGTTAAATTCAGAAGCAGGAAAGGAGAACCCCTTATTTACTTTAAAGGGTTCTACTATTATGTCCTGTGATAAAAATTGTTTGAATGCACTCATTCATTTATTTTAAAAGTCTAATTTTACTCTAACAAGAGCTTCTTTTGTGAAATCTTTTTCTAATGGTCTTGATAATTTAGCTACTGCTAACAACTCATTAGTATCATTATACAAACCTACAGTTGTAATATATGTTGTAGGTGAATTAATAAATGATGGGAATAATACCTCACCAGTTGAGCCTGAAATAAATGATGGGTTTTCTGAGTAATTAAACTGGGAACTTCTAGGTCTTACAAATACAAAATCTGAAGTAATTGTTTCTTCTGAATTAGCTGTAAATGAAGCTCCAGATCTTATTGATTTAAATATTATATTTGTGTTTGGGTTATTAGTAATAGTTAAGGCAGATGTTGTTATAGCATCTAATTCAATACCACCATTAACAAAAGTATTAGCTAATGCTCTTGGATTTAAAATATAAGTAGCAATATCTGGTAAGAATAAACCGTATGAACCTGAACCTATACTATATCCATTTGATTCTAAAGAAGTAACTACATTCCCTGCTGAACCTGATACTAATTGGAATACTCTACCTGCATCATTAAACACAACAGAAGAAGCTACTTGACTATCATCGGTAAGAGAAATAGTATCACCGCCATTTTCAAGTAATAAAGTAGTTGAACCTGGGAATATAGATTCTTTATATCTGTTTCTTTCCATTGATATAGCCCAAAAATCTGATGATGTAATACTACCAAAAGTAAAATCTGCATTTTCATCACCTAATATTAAAGTACGATACTGACCATAAACAGTAGAAGAAGGGGATTTACCATCTACATTTAAATCATAAGCAATACTACCACTCCCTAATTCGTTACCATAAGTAACTGCAAATTCTAAAGATGACGTTGCGGCATTAGAAAAAATATTTCTATAGTAATCACCTGAAGTACTAAGGCGTTGAGTAGATGATGTAAAAAATGTAGTGATTTCTGGGATTTGACTATCAGTAAAAATACCTGCTGTAATACTATCAGCTGATACTACAAAATCGTCTGCTTCTAATCTATTAAATGACATAATTAGGATACTTTAGTTATAGTGATGGGGACTTGTAATCTTGCTCCACTATCTCTACCTACAATTGTCATTGTAGCGTATAATGCAGTATTACTACCAAATAATGTATTTACTGTAGTTGCTCTAAGATTAATTGTTGTACCTACTACTGTTGCAGATACGTTAGTACCTAGTGTAGTTGTTGAATTAACATTTAAAGCATTTGTTTGGGCTGAATCTATACCAACACCTTCAAAAGTAGATAATAATCTAACATCTGAAATAGTAGCTGTGTAACCACTAGCTTCGTTTTGGTTACCACCTAAATAATTTAGTGTTTGTGGGGTAATTGCTAATGAAGCTCCTTGTTTAATTACAATATTAGTATAACCTACATCTAAGATTGGCATCTTAGCAGTACCACGAGGTAAAGTAGTAAGTTTATACTTCATGATTTGGGTTTCATCAGGAAATGCTTCTAGTAAAGGCATATTTTCAATTGCCTGACCATAAAAAGCTGAGCCTGATGGGTGTGAAGGGTTATAGAGTGTATAATCAATCTCATCATCCGCTAATGCGAATTGTGTGATACGGAATGTACCATCATTTTTAGCAAGTAACTCTCTACCCTTTGTTGTAAGGATAGCATCTACAGTTACTACCGAATTATTTAAATATCCCATTGTTTAATACGTATTTTGTTATAAATATATGATTGTTTTAGCTTTATGCCAAATTTAATTATGATTTGTTAGTATAAGTTCGACTAATATAATCTAAGTTTTCTGTTAATTCTTTAGGGGCGAATTCAGAATATGCTAAACTTGCACCTAGTCCTGAAAGGTTGCTACCCCTAACGATAATACTATTTCCCCAGGACTCCCAAATTAAAATACCATATTGTTCAATACCTCCTTGTCCTATAGTTTTATTGTCTAAAATACTAAGGTCTCTATCTATATAAATTTGAGGATTACCTCCACCACCACCAGATGATGGATCAACTCCTAAAATCTTAGATACACCATAAAATCCAAGGGGATCTGATACAGTAAAGTCTGGGGTAAATTCATATTTTACAGTTGCTTCTGATCCTGCATATACTACAGGGGAACCTAATTTTGTATATATGGAAACATACCAATCATTTTCACTATTATTAAAAATGTTTTGAAAATCATCTAAAAAGGTTTGATATGCTATAAAACTACCTGATATATATTGGCCTGAATTGTTTTTTTCTACTTCATATACTCCATTATTTATTGCAGTAAATTCTATTGCACCCTTACTATAAATAGAATTATCTGTAAATCGTGCCCTTGTAGTTAAGCCGGCATCAGAAGGGATCATATAACTAGATTTAGTAGGAACATTTGCTTTAGTTTCTACTACTTCTAATCTTTGAGGAATATTAGCCGAGCCATTACCTTGTTGGTAGAAAGAAATAATATCGCCAGGTTCTAAAGAAGAATTTATAATATTAGAGTAATTTTGGTCTGCTTGTGGGACTATTGTTACATTTTCTTTACTACTATCTACTAATAAAATATCACTTAAACTAGTACCACCTAACCCTAAAACTTCAGGAGATGTACCACCACCAAAGTTTACACTATAGGCTGCTACATTTAAAAGTTCGACATTAGGTAGAACACCAAATCCTCCAGATGTTGTGTTTTGATTAAAATTTGGAGAGGTTGATTTGGCTCCTAAATAATTACGTGTTTTTATAGGTGTTGAATAATAATTATAATCTTGTACAAATGCTTTAGGTAAATCACCACCTTGTTGAGATGCTGTTATTACTGCTTGTTGATTTACTGCTTGTATAGCATTACTATTATAATCTAAATCCCAGAAAATATTACTTTGTCTAGCTACTGTATCATTATTAAGTAAAGCTAGATTCTCATCATCTATAATATTTTGGTAAATACTTACAGTATATGTGAAATTACCACCTGAAGGGGTAGTATCAGGTAAGAATGCTAATTTAGGTGTTTCTAAATTTTTCTTATTTAAAAATAAATCTTCTACACCTAAACTAATTGTAAAAGTATCCACAGGGGTTATATCTGGGGATGTATAGAATACATAAGAATCATTATTACCATTAATAATTGAAAAATTACCCAGGTTTTGAAGATTGGTTGCTTCTATAATTACTTGATAATTAATATTTGGTTGAAAGTTAAATAAAATTATTGACCTTTCGTTAACAGTAGCAGTTTGTTCAAATACTAATTTTGGGGTAATTGTAGGATTATTTAAACTACCAGTGGTTACTACAATAGCAGAACCACTTAATTCTCCATTAAAAAATTCTTCATCAGTATCTTGGGTAAATGGGATATGACCAAAAGGAGTAGTATAACTACCTCCCCAATTTTGTTGGGATATAAGTGATAAATCAATATTAGCTCCGGATCCCGGATTACCGTTTATAGTTAAAGTTGGGATTGAAGTATATCCACTACCCCCATCTACTAAAGTAATACCATTAATAGGACCTCCAGTACTTGTTAAATCACTAGACTGAATGTCTATAATAACATCTAAGGCTCCACCACCTAAGTCGGCAGCTGGAATTGTAATTGTGTCTCCAACTTCTATACCAGTAGATGTGTTAAAGAGTACATTTATAAGATTAACAACACCAGAACCGGGGAGGCCATTTACATTAACAACAAGGTCTATTGGTACTCCTGATGGAGATGTAGTATATTGTTGACTAACTGAAGTAGAATAATCACTCGATTGTTGAGTAATAGAACTTGCTAAATCTTTACCAGCTGTTATTCTAAAGTTTTCGTCTATACTATCAATTGATATTACTAATCCGCTACCACCACCACCAGTAGTAGTTACAGAATAATTCGATAATGGAGATTGATATCCTGACCCACCAGAAGTTAATGAAGCAGAAATAGCGTTTAATTGAACAAAACTACCACCAGTACTACCTGTAATAGCTTCTATGGGAATTGAATTATAATCACCAGAAGCAGTATAAATTCTTTGACCATCTAATAATCCTGGGGTTTGACCCATACTACCTGTATAGTAAGGTTCAGAATATGAAGCAGATGGTTCTGGGTATTTTTGTCTTTCTAGTAAGTGTTGTTTTATAGAAATACCAGTTGCAGCTGAAATTTTAGCGGGAATAAAATCTTTGATGGTCTTCCATAATGAATTATCAAAGAATTTAATTAATCTAATAAAATCATTCCAATCGTAATTGCTTGTATATTTTAAGAAATACTCATCTCTTAAAGCATCTAAATCTGGGTAGTTAGTTGAACCTGAAGTATTTTGTCTAGGGTCGCCTATATATTCTCCAATATTTAAATAACCAATAGAATTAATAATATCATCATTAATTTGGTTAGTTGGAGATAATACTACCTCTACTTGGTTTACTGTATCAGTATAAGCATCATCTATTTCAGTATCTTGTTGTATAGATCTGATGTTAGATAATTGCTGAGCACCTTCAGGTAAATTTAAAGCTACTTGTCTTATTTTATCTGTAATACGATTTTTAATACCAACTGCGGGTTGGTCCATAAACACATATTCTCTATTTACAGCAAAATTACCTTCAGTAATTGTAAAATCTGAGTCAGTGGGGAATGAATTTAATGTAGTCCAAGAACCTGTTACTTTAGGATGTATTGAAACTGAACCTGTATATAATTCACCTCCTAATGCTGCTCTAAATATTAATTCATCAGGAGCACTATTAATAGTATTACCTTCAATAGATTGAGGATTCATTACATAATCCTTAAATACACTATGGGATATTTGAGTTGTATAATATCTAATTTCTTGGTATGAACCACTAAAATTATCGTATCCTGTAATGCCGCCTAATGTTGGGAAGTATGAGTTTGCCCCACTAAACCAAAAACCATCGTCTGTTGCTGAAATTGAAGATGAAGCTATAAATCCTAAAGAAGAACCATTACTCCCAGAATATATTTTGTTAGCTGCTACTAATTCAAAATTTTCTTGATCACGATTAACCATAACAGACCACCAACCATTATTTGCAAATGGTAAAGATACACTAGCAAACTCAGTAGCATCTGTAGTAAAGTTAGGGTAAAACTTTAAATCTGCGTATTGATTGTTTGGGTTAGGTATTGAACCACTAAATGAACCAGAATCTAAAAGTGTAGTATCATATTCTAATACTAACCTTACTTCTGTACCACTATCTAAAGTCCATAAAGATTGAGATGTAGGAATGGAAGATGAAGGGGGTAATTTAAACCTAAATTGTAAAGATGCAGGAACATCATCTGGGGATGTCCAATCTGGGTTTATACTCCAATCAGTTGTAATAATTCCGTCATCTCCTGTAGAATAAGCGTAATTGAATTGTTCAAACCAGTAATCCCAATCATTAGTATTATCTTTATCTTTACCACCAAATTCATCAATTCTAAGTAATGTGTTTGGAATACCATAAATTGTAGCTAATGTTCTAATACCATCAACTGTACCTTTTTTCTTGTATAAATAAGATAAATTATTGTAAATACGTTTATATAAACGTTTATTTACATCATCTTGAGGTAAAACTTCATTAGAACCTGTTATAGAATTATTAACATATTCAAACCCACTTGGTGTAGGTAAAGAACCTGTCATGTTGGGGAAGGGGAAATAACTTCCTGATGGAGTTAAACCTAAAGTTGATACAAATAAATTAAACGAACTAAATTGATTTTCGTATAAATTAAATCCTAAATCACGTAATTGTTGTGCGATTAAATCGCGTGAAATTCCTGAATCAATGCGGTTATCGTTATCCCATTTATTAGTAATATCTTTGATGTAAACCCATATATTTTCATCATAAAAATGACCTACCATATTTGAAAAATCTATATATGGTTGATTTGATAAATCTTCTCTTAAATATTCTGGGATAGCATTATAAATCCAATTTTGATTATTTTCATCATAAGTTTCAGCATTTAATAAACTAGAGGTAATCCATGTTTGGGATAAAGTGCTTGTAGAACTTGCTTGGTTATAAGGTTGATTTGAATTTGTTTTAGGATATGAATTAGACCCTGAAGTGAAATATAGAAAATATTCGTAATTATCAAATTCATTAATGGTTTCATTAATTTTATTTTGATAAAATGCTGTTGAACCTGAAGTAGTAGCTACTGATATATTTGAACCTGAGGATGCTAATGATGTCCAATTTTCTATTTGTTGGATTTTATAGAAAAAATTACTTACACGTTTTTTAGCAGATGAAAAATTAATAAAATTACTATATTCGTTGTAATCTACGTTAATTTTTACACTAGGATCTTCATAAAAACTATTTATTTGTTGTAAAGAAGAAGTTAAGGATGTTTCTATTAAACTGGTAAAATCTGTTTCTTCAGTAGAGTTATTAACTTGGCCTTTTATAGGTAAATTAACATTAGGACCTTTTAATTTAATTGTATTATCAACAATTATTTCTTCAAAAGGTAATTCAACTAAATATGCTATTGGATCCGCTACTTGTTCTACAACCCACAATGTTGATTTTAATTGATATTGTGGAGGTAAAGGATCATATAATTTTATTAAAATTGAACCCTCATCTAATAAAATATTATTAGCTATTACTAATTGATTATTACCAAAATTTAAATAAAAATCTGGGAAGAATTCATCTTCATTTCTTTCTTGGATAAATTCTGTAGTAGAAGCAATTATTTCTTCTGTAGATATATTATTAGAAGTTAATCTAATTTCAGTCCTATCAGATGAGATTTCTGAAATAAAATATCTTTGAGAAAAATTAGATGATAATCTTACAGATAAAAAATTATAAAAAGTATTATAATTACCTTCAAAAAACCCATTAACCCTTAAATCTTCTTCAGGATTAATAGCTAATATATTGTCTTCTAAAGTATATTCATTATAGTTAGAAGGGATATTATTTGGGGGGTATACTATACCCCCATTATTAGGATTATATACAAAATATTCTATATAATCTGTTTGTGGGTTGAATGAGGTTTCTACTTCTATTGAAGAAATAAGGTTTTCATCTGCAACTGAGTAGTCCTCTAGTTCAAATGAAGTAGGATTTACTTGTGTAATTTTAGCTTCAGCCATAATTAATTATTTCTTCTTTCGTCTCTACGTTTTTGTCTTTCTTCTTTACGTTTAGCTCTACGTTCTTGACGTTTTTCTCTACGTGTTTGCTCTTCACCTTGATCAACATTTACATTTACATCTACACTAAATTCTGATGGGATTTCTAAATCTGGAAGGGTAGGAAGTTCTGGTAAATCTAAACCTGCTGTATCTAATACATCTGCTATAGTATTTAAAGCACTTCCTCTTTCATCTAATAGTTGTCTTCTTAATTCAGTAATTTCTTGTTGTAAAGCTTCTATTTCTGTATTTAGGGGAGTATAGCCAATATATTCAGTACTAGTTGTAATTAAAGTTTCATGCGAATTGTTACCTCTTTGGGGAATATCAAAAAATAATTTATCATATAAAACAAAAAATTCATCAACGGATACATCTTGTACCGCTATAGGTTCAGTAACTTGGGGTGTTAACTGAGAAAATTCAGTGTCAATAACCTTAGGATATTGGGTTTTACTGAATGAATTTCTTGTTAGATTTATTTGTTTTTTCATTATCCATTAACTACTTTAAAATAGTAATTATCATCATAAATTGTTGTACTTCCTTCAGAATTAACTTGAATAAGTATTTTATAATATCTTTCTGGTTCTAAACCATTCATATACACATCAAAGTAGCTAGAAGATACATCTGCACTAATTCTAGTATAATTTGAATCAAAATCTACTACATATTCATTAGTATCTAAATCTTTTATAGCATACCAAGCTGAACCTGAGGGTAAATAATATTGTTTAGTATACAAAGAAGAGGTTGCCCAAACACGAGCAGGATATTTAGGTCTACAATTTAATCTAAATCTATTAATACTTTCAGAATAGAATATACCTGGGTTTTCTGCTAATTCAATAAATGCATTAGGTTGAAATAATTCTGTAATTGTAGAAGAACCTGTATTCCATGTTGAATCATCCCATTTAATTTCTAATTCTGGGGGGTAGATTGTATTGGTATCTACTGTGTAATATTGCATTACAGGTTGAACTTGTTTACTTGTATTAAATTCAGCAGCATTTTCCCATTTAATAACAAATCCATTATTATTTAAAGAACTACTATACCAATCATTTACCATTGAGGTAACAACAACATTTAAATCTTTTTCAGTTCTAGGACCAAAAGATTGAGTAATGGGGTAAGTTATAGAACCATCTGAAGAACTAGCATACCAAGAACCTCCTCCTGCTGGGGAGTAAGTTGGGTTATATGAACTTGTATACCCTAAAGAAGGACCGCCAATATTCCAAGGTGAACCCCCACCTAAAGTTGGTGAATTCCAAGCAGCTCCATCAGCTGTAATGGGTTGATCTAAGTAAGTTCCTGTGCCCTGGTTCCAACTGTCATATATTGGGAATATTTCTAAAATTGAATCTTCAACAATACCTTGAGCGGTAGCAATAAATGATTTTAAATTAGCATCCCAAGTACCAGTTACTTTAGTATTTAATACATCTTGAATTTCATTATTATCAAATGCTATTAAAGTTCTAGCTACAGAGGGGCTACTATCAACTGCAAAATTTAAGTTAGATATTTGATTAATAGGATCTATTCCTGTATTCATTGATGGGTACATTGAATATAGGGAAGTATCTTTATAAGGGAAAAGTTTATATATTGCCATAATATTTATCTTATTGGGTCACTAGCTCTTCTCCTTAATTCATCACTTTTTAAACTATCTTTATAAGTGTTTTGGGGAGTAAATGGTTGGGTAGTATTAAAAAATTTTACTTCGTTTCCAATTATAGTTTGAAAAGGTTCATTAATAGGTCCTCCTAAAGGTAGTGGGTTTTCTAAATCTAAACTAGTTTTATTAAATGATGTTTGTAACGCCCCATCTCCTCTAATTTGACCTTGGGGTGAATCATCGTATCCTCGATTAGGTTGAGGTAAATATTTTTGGTGGTGACCATATTGGGAAGCATTGATAGGACCTCCTAATGGTGAGGAATCTTCTAGATCAAAATTGGTTTTATCAAATTGGTTTTTTAATGGAACAGTTAATCCCGGAGATGTTTTAACTGGGTCTTCTGCTGCTAAACCTATATTATTAGCTAATGCTTTATCATATCTTTTTAAAAGTCCCATAATTATATGTTTACAATTTTACCCTTAATATCACTATTAGGAAATTTAACTTCAAATATCATTGGATCAATAGATGGATATAATACATTATCTATGGTAGCTCCCTGTACATCATATGCATATTGAGAGTAACTTCCATCATTTACAGTTTTATTAGAAAAGCTAATATTTTTTACTGTTTGGACTCCTTCTATTCTATCTAAAAGATTAAAAATATCTCTATAAATAATAGGCTCATTTAATTGCCAATTTCTAATATTAAAATAGTTTTGTAATGCAATAATACACCTTCTTAAAACATCATTACTATTAAAATTAGGTAAAGTTATAATTTCAAAATTTATCCCAATATTAACTATAAATGCATCTTTAATAGCTACAGAATCACCTATTGTTCTAAATTGAGATAAATAAGTTGTTAAATTTTGTTTTAATGTTGAGCTTGCTGTAGTTAGGTTCCCATTACTATCAAAAGCTAAAACATATAAGTCTACATTAGTACCTGTATTAGCAGATGCTTTAGATTTTTCAGTATAAACTTTTGCTATTTTTCCATATTTAGGAGTCATAGATAAAGCTCTTACTGTATAATCATCTGGGGTGACTGTTCTATATTGAGTATTAAAATTTGAAATAATATTTTGTCTTAATTCTTCAATATTATCTCCTCCTCTACCACCTGAAGCAGCATTTGGGTTATTTACAATTACTGAGTTGAATGATTGTTGGTATAAACCACTTGGGTCTGTGTCACTAAAATTAACAAATGTTTTATTGATTTGTTTTATATTAGTTAAAGTATTAGCATTAACATTAGCACCAACTCCACCTCCAGTTAAATATCTTACAGTTAAGTCTCCAGTTGGAGCTATACCATAGGTAGGGGTAAATATAAAGTTTGTGGGTGAGTAGGCTGTTGTAAGTTTATTTTTTTCAAATGGTAAACCTAATCCTATATTATCACTATTAGGTGTAATTTCTTCTTCTATATCTTGTGTTGTACCAGCACCAAATTGAATTTCTAAAGAACCACTATTAATAAAACGAGTAGCAAATCTACGTTGGGTTTGTTTTAATTGGAGTAAATAAGGTGATTCACCTTCATTTAAATAATTATTTGGATCATTAGGGTTAGTATTACGTACTGAGTCATATACCATTTCTTCTGCTAAATAAGGTACTTCATACCACACATTACCATCAGAATCTACTACATCTAAAATACCTACAATATTAGGAGCATTAATGGTAGTTGTAAAAAATTCTTGAGGGGTAGTACCAGCATTAATAGTAGTTGTGTTAATAGTAGATGAAATAGCTCTTCTAGATTTTTTTAGTAAGTAGGTTTGTGGATTGTTTGAACTATCTACAGTATAAACCGTAACTTCTGTTGAATCTTGAGAACTAGAAACTGTAAAATCAACTGGGTCTTCTGTTAAAAAATTAATATTAGCATTTGATAATGAATTTACTTGAACATTTTCTCCTATTAATAAAGCATAATTATAATCAGGTTGATAAATAGAAGGACCAGAAAGTAAAGCTGGTACAGTTTGGTAAAAGTCTAAATCTGTTGTAGCTACTCCTGTAACCTGAGGTTTATAACCCATTACATAAGCTAAATCAAATAAATTTTCAAATTTACGTGCAAATTGAGTATACGTTTCTTGAATTTGATTATCTTGATAAAATGACATAACATCCCCAATATATGCGGACATTTCCATAAACATCATACCTGGGGATGCTTCACTAAAATCCGTGTAGGTTGTTGGGAAATAGGTTTTTGAATAATTAACTAATGTAGACCTTAAGTCTGCAAAGTCTTTATTTACATATTTTATATCTCTTGCTTGTGCCATTATCCAAAGTTAATTTCTAAATCATCTGATACCCCTTGTTGAGGTATTGAATATTTAATTATTACTCTAACTGTGTTAGAGTTTTCTAATCTTAATACATCTATTCTATCTAATCTTACTGAAGGGAATTGAGATTCTAATTTAGAACTAATATGGTCTTCAACTCCTTCTAAAGTATTATTTACAATTTGTTCAAATAAAAATTTTCTTAAACCACCCCCAAAAAGAGGATTATCAAGCCTTTCTCCAGGCTCAGTTAAAAAATAATTTATTATATTATTCTTTAAAGAAGCTGTACTTGTAAAATTACTCGTAAAAACTTGGGGTTGGGAAAAAGGTAAATTAACCCCTACCCCAACGTTTGGTTGGAAATCCGTTGCAGGTATTATACGAGGGTTAAATGCCATTATTTTTTATTCATTAATCCCATAATTTGATCTAAACCTACATTACCTTCAGGTAATTTAGCACCTTCTCCTGATGTATTCATACCAGGTTGGACTTGTAAATTTCCCCCAAATCCTTGAGCTTGGGTAGAATTAAAACTTAATGTGTCTTGACCGGGTTTCATTCCATCTAAGACTCCCATCATATTTTCTCTTAATTTAGCTTTATCAGTTTCTGGGATGGGTTGTGGTTGAGATTGAACGGGGTTATTTCCTGTTACTACAGTTTTGGGTGAGCGAACTGCTTCAAGTAGAATATCTTTTAATTCTTCTTGGATAGCTGCTTTCACTTCTTCTCTAATTACTTTTCTTAATTCGTTTAATTTCATGATTATAAATATTGGTTTAATACGCTTTTAAATCGTCTCTGTCAATAATAAATTTAAGTTCGTCAATTAATACTTGGGGATTTGATGCAAATGAATATTCTGTTGATATCATTATAATTCCAGATTTATTTTTTCCTACTGCTCTATTTTGATCTACTGTATCAGTAAATGGTTTAGTTTCGATTTCTAAAATAAACCCTTTATAAGTACCATCATTCTCAGATGCTTCAGCTATTAATTCATTATCATATATAGTATTAATAGAATCAGATATTCCTGTTAGGTTAGCATTAGGATTACATAATATAATTAATATATCTAATCTATCAAGTAAATCCACACATCTTACAATAGTATTTTGTACAGTAGCGAATGCTGGAGATACTTGGGCTGCTGTGATTTTTAAAGGTGGTAAATTAGGGGTACCATCAGCTTTAAATGTTATGGTATCAGCTATAGTATTTAAATCATTAATGGCAGAAACAACAGCTCCTGGGATTAGGGGAGTGACTTTGATAGCTTGATTAATTCCAAAACTAGCTCCTCTTAATATTTTAATTATTGTTTCTAATACCCCAGCAAATGAAGCTCCAAAATTAACACCAATAGTAAATGAATCTAATATTTTACCTGTGTTGTTTAAATAGTCTACAGCATTATTACGTTTTGCTATAATTTGAGGTAATTGAACATTACAGAATTCTTCTTTAAGTTGTTCTCTTAATTCATCTATATTGTCACTTTCTTCCTCTAATGCAGTCTCTAATTTATCTATACCATATTCTTTAATAAGATTAAAAGCTAGTGGTATAACAAATTTAGATAATTTTTGGGATTGTTTTAAAACTAAAGATCCTAATTTTTGTAAACCTTTAGGTTTTTGATCCTCAGCTACAGCATTGTTAATACCTTCAATATCCGTAGAAGTTAGTTCAGCTTGTTCAACTCTATCTTGTTTGAGTTGTTCTTTTTGCTTTCTTTGTTCTACTACAACCTCGGGTTTAGGGGGTGGGGGTGGAGGAGTAGGTTCTACAGGAATATTAATTTGAATTGTAGGACCTGTTCCTGGTAGGTAGGAATTTGATGTGTACATTTCATCAAATAATACTAATATCTCTGCTGTACTTTCAGGACCAACTCTCCCACGGGTACCATCAGCTAAAATCTCCACTGCTCTTTGAGCAAATCCTGTAGATTCTACAATATAAGTAACCCCATTACTTAAACGAGCAGTGTTAGGAGGTAAATTAGGATTATTTGTAGGGTTAAAAGCCATTATACAGTCTTAGTAGTTTGAGATAATATATTAGATAATTCTGCTTTATAACCTCCTATTTTATCATTTATAGCTTGGGCTACTAAATTTGTTGGGCCAATTGGAGAACCAACAGGCACACCTAATTGATTTTGAAGAGTCCCAGTTAAAAAACTTAAATCGTTTAATATTTTAGTTAATAGATCTACTAAATCATTACCTAAAACTACAGGTTGAGCCGTCTCTATACCACCTAAATATAATTCTGGAGTTTGGATTACTGTTCTTTGGGCAGCGTCTATATTAACTGATTCTACAGTATTTAAATTAATACTCTTTTTTGAAGATAATAAAATATGATCTTGAGTAGAATTAAATAATAATCTACCTGAGTTTAAGATAATTTGTTCTCTATTATATGTGTTTGGAGAAGTTGGTCCATTACCTCCATAAGATAAATAACTATTTTGAGAAGATACCTCAATTGGTATTTGTTGAGTTGAAGTAAAATAAGCAGAAGATCCATCTAAATTAATATCTTCAGTGATAGAATTAAATGTAGGTTGTTCTGTGTGTTTTTTATTAGTTAAAA